AGGCTTTTATTTGGTTTCTACTGGGCTAATTGAAAATCAATAGGAGCGTATCAACTTTTAATTTTCTGGCGCGATTACTCGCACTAGAGCTTTGAAAATCTGCCGGAAACTTGCAAGGATTGACAAGGAAACAGTTTTCCTCTATCCTTTTGGAAGAAACTTTATCAAAGGTTAATAGTCCAAGGCTTAAGGTCAATGGTTTCGAGTAGATGGAAAGCTAAAGTTAATCTATAGATAATGGTTCCAGGTTTGTCTACAAAGTTGTCTATAAATATGTGAACAATTATATCTACAATGTTGTCTACAATTATGTATATATATTTGTCTACAAATTTGAGGGTATCATCCCCCCTTTTTTATTTTTTTCGGCTAAAGCTGGCCCCCTCATTTGCGCTCAGTTTTTTAATAAAAATAAGACCAGATAAATTTTAAAAAAAAATAAATTTTTACCTATAAAACTTGGGAGATTAGAAATGGCAGGTGAAAAAGGAAAATCCCAATTAAGTGGAACAGACCGTAAAACAAGAGTGATCTTTGATCTAAAAAAACGTAAACAATTTCTTAAAGAACTTACGAGAACTTGTAATATAACCATGGCCGCGCACAAGGTCGGGATTCATAAATACACAGCCCATCAAGCAAAAGCCAAGGATGAAGATTTCTCTGAAGCCTGGGACAACGCTTTGGACGAGGGAATTGACTTACTTGAAGAGTTTGCCCGGAAACGTGCATTTGATGGAGTCAAAAGAGAAGTTTATTACCAGGGAAAAGTTTGTGGAAAATTCCACGAATATTCTGATGGTTTAACCAAGTTCCTACTCAGAGCGCATAAACCTGAGCGTTATTCTGATCGAACAGATTTAAATGTAAAACATTCTGGTGGAGTGTTACTAATCCCGGCTGGGCAAGGAACGGTAGAAGATTGGATGAAGGAAAATGCAACCACGATGGAAGAATCTGATGAAGTTAAGAATGAATTCCAATGATTTATATCGAAGCCAGTAAAATATTAATGAATTGGCTCGATGAAGATGGGAATATCATGTTCACTGCGGAAGTAACTAATCTTGATTCCAATCCTTGCGATAAGACCACATTATTTTTAGACACTGATTCAGAAATGATGAGTGATGAACATTCAATGGAAATCGCTACTGACATCCTGGAGGAGCAAATAGTTAAAACAAGATTGTTGAACCGGCATTGTTTGAACTGATGGAGATAGCAGAAGAATCATTAGCGACCAGTTTTGATAAAATAAATGTGGTCTGGGCACCCCAGGAAGGATCACAGATCAAGTATCTGACTTGCCCATGTTTTGAGATTCTTTATCACAGCAACCGTGGGCCGGGGAAAACTGATTCTTTGTTAATGGATTTCGCCCAGCATGTTGGGTTGGGATATAATGAGGATTGGGTAGGCGTTATATTCAGGAGAACATATCCAGAGCTGAAGTATCTTATCAATGCAAGCCGAAAATGGTTTCCAAAGATATGGCCCGATGCGAATTACAATATAGGAAATTCAACATGGACATGGCCCGATGGTGAGATGCTTTCATTCCGGCCATTTGTCAATGAGGAAGACTACTGGAACTTCCATGGGCAGGCCTATCCTTTCATCGGTTGGGATGAGCTTTGCACATGGAAGAACCTCATTGGTTACAAGAGGATGTTTTCTTGTTGCCGATCTACCAACCCCCATGTGCCCCGCAAGATCAGAGCAACTACCAATCCCTACGGACCCAACCATAATCATGTTAAATTCCACTTTGAACTGCCTGCCAAAGATGGGATTATCATGGCTAAAAATTACGAATTTGAAGACCCTGACACAGGGGAGAAGAGAATCGAAACGCTTCATAGGGTTGCAATCAAGGGTTATCTCAGGGAAAATAAGATATTGCTCAGAGCGCAACCCACATATGAGGCTCAGTTACGGCAATCGGCAAGAAATGAAACGGAATACAAGGCGTGGATAGAGGGATCATGGGACATCGTAGCGGGAGGGATGTTCGATGATGTATGGGACCCAAAATATCATGTATTAGAACCATTTTTTATTCCGCACTCATGGAGGATCACGCGGAGTTTTGATTGGGGATCGACCAAGCCGTTCAGTGTGGGTTGGTGGGCAAGGTCGGATGGATCGGAAGTGAAGTTGCCTTCCGGTGAAATAATGCACACGATTAATGGGGATTTATTCAGAATAAAGGAATGGTATGGCTGGAATAATAAGCCGAATGAAGGCTTAAAGATGTTGGCAACGGAGGTTGCCCAGGGCATCGTGGAAAGGGAGCTTGCCTGGGGATTGAGAGCTGATGATTTTTTTAGAGTGAGTCCTGGGCCAGCGGATACGAATATATTCAGTGCTGAGAATGGAAATTGCATTGCATTGGATATGAGCCAACCGATTTATATAAATGGCAAGAAACATGCTGGGATCAGTTGGGTAAGAGCGGATAAACGGCCTGGGTCAAGAAAGACCGGCTGGGAGCAATTGAGAACAGTTTTGAAAAACTCAATCCCTCCTGAAGATGAACCAAGAAGCAAACCAGGGTTATTTATTTTTAATAATTGCGCCCAATTCATACGAACTGTGCCTGTACTGCCAAGGTCTGATAAAGATATGGATGATGTGGATACCGAAACGGAAGATCATATTGGTGATGAAACTCGGTATGAAATCAGATTCCAAAAGATGGGCGTAACCATAAGCTCAACAACTGGTCATTACTGAGGGAATGAAATGTCGATAAGTTCACAACACCCTGAATATAAAATTGGGCAATCAGATTGGATTTTGATGGAAGATTCAAATTCTGGTGAAAGGACGATCAAAGCGAAGGGCCAAATATATCTTCCTGCAACCTCTGGGCAAGTGTTGGATGGCATGGCAAATAAAAATGATAGAGGCTTTCAAGCGTATTCGGCTTATAAGATGCGAGCTGTTTATCATAACTTTGTATATAAAGCTGTGGAGTCTGCTATAGGAATCATGCATCAAAAGCCTCCTATCATTCAATTGCCAAAAAAAATGGAACCCATGCGGGATAATGCAACTATTGCTGGGGAAAGTTTGAAGCAGTTATTGCGGAGGATAAATGAAGCCCAATTGATTGCTGGCAGGTTTGGTTTGTTGCTTGATTTCCCTCAGGAAATTAAAGCTGGGGAAGAAGTAGTGCCATATATAGCAACGTATAATGCTCAGTGTATGATTAATTGGGATGAAGGCCATAGAACGGATAATCAATTAAATTCATTGAATCTGGTTGTGTTGGATGAAACCGGGTATAGAAGGACAACAGATTTTACCTGGGAAAATATTGCAGCTTATAGAGTTTTAATTCTTGGTGATCCCCATGAAAATGAAACTGAAGGTATTTATAAATTTGGTGTGTTTAAAAGTCTTGATTCTTCGTTTGATGCTAAGATTTTGGAAGCTCCAACGGTGAGAGGTAAAAAGTCAAAAGAAATACCATTTGTTTTTGTAAATTCAAAAGATATAATTGCGACCATTGATGAACCGCCTTTGATTAATCTTGCGAATTTGGCTCTGGCTGTTTATCGTGGGGAAGCGGATTATAGGCAAGCGTTATTCATGCAGGGACAAGACACATTGGTAATCACTGGGGGTATGGCTGATCCAACCGAACAGAAAAGAGTTGGGGCTGGAACCAGTATATCTTTGATGATGGGTGGTAAGGCTGAATTTATTGGTACGAGCAGTCAGGGACTGCCAGAGATGAGGAAGGCTTTGGAGAATGATAAGCTCAGTGCTGATGGCTTGGGGGCAACGATATTGAAAACGTCAACATCAGGTCGTGAAAGTGGTGCGGCCTTGAGTATCAGGGTTGCAGCGGAAACGGCTACGCTGAATCAAATCGTATTGAGTGGTGCGGCAGCATTGGAAAAGATTTTAAAGATTGGAGCACGATGGTTTGGGGCAGAACCAGAAGAAGTTGTTATCAAGCCGAATATGGATTTTATTAGTGACCAATTGGGCGGGAAGGAATTAGTTGAACTGGTAACGGCTAAGGTCATGGGCGCACCGATCAGTATGGAATCGATTCACAAACTCATGCAGGAGAAAGGATTGACTGATCTGGAATTTGATGAGGAGTTGGCAGCTATTGAAGCTGAACTTGATTTGGTTGGTACAAAAGAAGGTGGCGATGAGGGAGATGAAGGTTAAAATTTCTGAAGAAAAAGAAAAGGTTGCTCA